ACTGTAGTAATGACAGTTCACGGATTCATCGAAGACGATAAAAAAGCGATTGATGAATACAAGAAAGAACATTCTAAAAACTGGTTACAAATCTTAGGTTCAACTGACTTTGATGTAGTTGAAGAAGATGAAATGGAAGAAAATTTTAAAGAAGTAAATTTAGTAGATGTCGAAGAGTAAATATGAACAATTACTCTCCAACGTACAACCAGATATTCGCAAAGAACTAAGCTCAATTTTAATCATCGACGGCCTCAATACGTTCTTGAGGTCGTTTACGATGATCAACCACCTTAATACAGATGGTCATCATATTGGTGGTTTAACTGGATTTTTAAAGTCAGTAGGGTATACTATTCGCATGACTGATCCTACTAAAGTAGTTATTGTATTTGATGGTGTTGGAGGTTCAAACGCAAGAAGAAACTTATTCCCTGATTATAAAGCTAATCGAAATACAAATCGAATGACAAATTACTCTATCTTTCAGTCTAAAGCTGAGGAACAAGAGAGTATTAATAACCAAATAGAGCGTTTGATTCAGTATTTAAAATGTTTACCTGTTACTATTATTAGTATTGATGGATTAGAGGCTGATGATATTATTGGTTATTTAGCTAATAAATTTGAAAAACATGACGAAACCTCTAAGGTAACAATCATGTCTGCTGATAAAGACTTTCTACAATTAGTATCTAATAAAGTAGAAGCATATTCACCAACTAAAAAGAAAATATATACTCCAAAAGAAGTGCTTGCAGAGTATGGGGTAAGCAGTACAAATTTCTTAAATTATAAAATATTATTAGGTGATTCATCTGATAATGTACCTGGAGTAACTGGTTTAGGTCCTAAAAAACTAATTAAACTATTCCCAGAATTAACAGGAGATAAAGTCACTATAGATAATATTATAGAAAAAGCAGCAGAAAAAATAAACGAAAATAAGTTATATTTGTCTGTTGTAGAAAGAAGGCACCAATTATTTATTAATCAACAATTGATGTCTTTAAATGGAGAATTTTTATCACCAGATAATAAACAACTAGTGAAAGACGCATTTAATAATTCGTACACGTTAAATGTACCTATATTTTTACAGTTGTATTCCAATGATAAATTAGGAGAAAGTATTCCTAATGCATCATCTTGGTTAACCCAACTTTTTGGTTATCTGAATTCTTTTAAGTAAATTTATAAAAACAAATAACTATGGCAGAACGAACAAGATATTATAAACAAGATGGAACAGAGTATAATTTTTCTAAAGAACCAGAAATTAAAATAACACAAACAAGTAATGCAGATATGAATATTGGCATCCCCAAAAAATTGACAGCAGTAGAATGGTTGTATCACAAACTATCAACCTGTACAATTGATGAGATGGTAGGTAATGTTAATAGTTGGTTTGAACAAGCCAAACAAATGGATAAGGAGCAGTCTATTGATTTGATAAAACATACTGCAATGTTTATGGGTGCATCAAACTTTGATAAAGAAATTGCATCAATGACATTTGAAGATGTCTATAATTCATACTACAACGAAACATACGAAAAATAACATAGGATTTAATTTCTCTAGTATTGTCATATATTTATTGTAAACGATATTATGGTAATATATAAAACAACAAACCTAATTAATGGTAAACAATATATAGGTAAAGATAAAAATAATGATCCTAATTATATTGGATCAGGTGCTGATTTAAAGATTGCTATTAAAGAATATGGTAAACATAGTTTTAAAAAAGAAATAATAGAACACTGTAATAGTATTAATCATCTTATAGAACGAGAAACATATTGGTTAAATTACTATAATGTAGAAAACAATATTAACTTCTATAACAAAACAAATAAACCATTCGGAAACTCAGGCCTATCAGAGGAAACAAAGAAAAAAATAAGTAAAGCTAAAAAAGGCATTGCTTTGAATCATGGTGAAAATATAAGTAAAGGTAGAACAGGTTTAACATCATTAAATTATAAACAAGGAAGTGAGCATGGAAATTATAATAAGCCTAAAAGTGAACAACATAAAAAGAATATATCTTTAGTTAGGATAGGCAAAAAACATAGTTTAGATTGGTGTTTGAAAATTAGAAACAACAGGCAGAAATGTATTGAAGTTAAATCTAGACCTATAATACAGCTAGATAAAAACAACAATATAATAAAAGAATATAAATCTATTACTGAGGCTAGAAATGAGACAGGTATAAAAGGTATACCTAATGTATTAACAGGATTAGCTAAAACAGCAGGTAGATTTATATGGAAATATAAAGATTAAATAATAATTAAATAGGTTATAAATTGACAACTCTCCAAAAATTATCCACGTACGGACCTGCGTTTCAGATTAAGGTGTTAGGAGCCCTATTAACACAACGACAATTCCTAATCAATATTATTGATTCACTCGATTCAGAATACTTTGAATCATCAGCACATAAATGGGTTGTAGAGTATATTCAAAAATATTTTAGTAAATACCACACTACACCTACAGTAGAAACAATGTCTATTGAGGTAAAGAAAGTTGATAATGAAGTATTAAGAATATCGATTGTAGAGGCGCTTAAAGAAGCCTATAAAATGTCAGATCAATCCGATTTAGAATGGGTTGAATCTGAGTTTAGTAATTTTTGCCGCAATCAACAAGTTAAAAAAGCAATCCTTAATTCAGTTCAGTTACTTGAAATGAATGATTTTGATAGCATTCTACAATTAATTGGTAAAGCAGTACGAGCAGGCGAAGATAAAACAGTAGGATTAGATTACAATTTAGATATTGAAGCTAGATATAGAGAAGATGATCGTAATTGCATTCCATTCCCCTGGCCTACATTTAACGAATTAACACAAGGTGGTTATGGCAAAGGTGATTTAGTATTACTATTTGGCAACCCAGGTGGTGGTAAATCATGGACAATAACAGCAATGGGTGCTTATGCAGCAGCATTAGGATATAATGTAGTACATTACACACTAGAGCTAGGCGAAGGATACATTGGTAAACGCTATGATGCTATATTCTCTGGTATTGAAGTAGATAAATTACATTTACACCGTAAAGAGGTAGATGAAGTAGTGAGTAAAGTAAAGGGCAAAGTAATTATTAAAGAATACCCACCTAAGAGAGCATCATTTGATACTATAGAGGCGCATTTGCAGCAGCTTGAGCATCAAAATAATTTTAAACCAGATTTAATCATCATCGATTACCTAGACTATATGCGCACTAAAGGTAGAAAAGAGCGCAAGGATGAAATTGATGATGTTTACGTAGCTGCTAAAGCATTTGGTAAAGAAAAAGGTATACCTGTGGTATCACCATCACAAGCAAATAGAACTGCAGCTAAATCAGATATTATTGAAGGTGATAATGCTGCTGGATCATATGATAAAATTATGATTGGGGATATAATTATATCCTTAGCTCGTAAACGTAAAGATAAAATTGAGGGTACAGGGCGCTTCCACATTATGAAAAATAGATATGGAGCTGACGGCATGACGTTTAGAGCAAAAATAAACACATCAAATGGATTTATCGAAGTTGATAACGATCCAATTGATGACGACGAATTAGAAAGCGGTAGTACTGGAAATAAACAAGTGAATGACTTTTCAAACGTAGATGTAGAAGAAAGACAACTACTTCAAAAGAAGTTTTTCAAACTTGAAAGTTAGTTGCAGTATATACTGTATTTATAACTACACAATCAGAAATTATGGTAAAGGTTAAAAGATTCACGGCTACATGGTGTGGCCCGTGCAGACAGCTTGCTCCTCTTTTTGAACAGATTCAAACATCGTTCCCAAATGTGGACTTCCAAACTATAGATGTTGATACGTCTCCAGAAGAGGTACAAGCAAATCTTGTAACCAGTGTACCAACGGTTATTGTTTTTAAAGATGGAGTTGCTAAACAACGTTACGTTGGTGTGCAACCAAAGTCTATGTACGTAGATACTATTAACTCGCTTATTTAGATTAAAAATGGCTAAGTACACTAGATTCGACTTAGATCGATGGATAGAATTATCATTTATAAACGACTGTAAAATATTACAGGAGGCTAAATCACTAGATGAATACTACGACAAAGCCAATACAGGATTATATGAATTTCTAAACCCAGATTTAGCATATAACTATGAAGAGGTAGATATGTCTGATGGGCAAAAAATGTGGAAAATAGAAAAGCAAGGTGATGACCCAGTAATGGTAGTAACCTTAAAAAAACAAGGCTTAACAAATAAGTACTGGGCATTGGATTTTTATTTTCCTGAAACTGAAAAAGGATTTGCTAGAACTAAGGGAGCAATAAAAGGAGAACATTATTTAGATACTGTATCTAAAATAGTTAAAGATGAAGTAATGCCTTATTTCCAACAATCAGAATTAAACGATTTATTTTTCAAATCATATACTAACGATGGTGCTGGACAAATGAGAAGAAGCTTCTTTCAAAAAGCTATTAATAAATTTGTTCCGAAAGATAAATTTAATACTAAAATAGACAACTCAATATTTATAATAACTAAAAATTAAAGAAAATGGATGTAACACAGAGTATTCTCAGTGAGATAACAACTTATATGAAATATGCTAAATTCAGACCTGAATTTAACAGAAGAGAAACATGGGAGGAGTTAGTTACGAGAAACAAAGAAATGCATCAATCAAAATTCCCTCAATTAAAAGATGAAATCGAAGAAGCTTATAAACTCGTGTATGACAAAAAAGTGCTCCCGTCAATGCGTAGCTTGCAGTTCGCTGGAAAACCCATTGAACTTAATAATGCTCGTATATTTAATTGCTCTTTTCTTCCTATTGATGACTGGAGAGCATTCAGCGAGATAATGTTCTTGCTATTATCAGGTTGTGGAGTAGGATACTCAGTACAAACACATCACATTGAACAATTACCTGAAATTAAGGTTCCAACTAAACATAAAAGATATTTGGTAGGTGATAGTATTGAAGGATGGGCTGATGCTGTTAGAATGCTTTGTAAAGCATATTTCCAAGGAGCACCATTACCATTGTTTGATTTTAGAGATATCAGACCAAAAGGCGCTCAGTTAATTACTGTAGGTGGTAAAGCACCTGGTCCTGAGCCATTAAAAGAATGTTTATTTAATTTATCTAAAATATTTGAACGCAAGAAAAATGGTGATAAATTATCATCAGTAGAAGTTCATGATATGGCTTGTCATATTGCAGATGCAGTATTGTCTGGTGGTATCAGAAGAGCAGCATTGATTTCATTATTTGATTTAGATGATGAGGAAATGTTGACTTGCAAATTCGGAAATTGGTGGGAAGAAAACCCACAACGTGGTCGCGCTAACAATTCTGCCGTTGTGTTACGCCACAAAATTGATGAAGAAGAATTCTTTAAATTATGGAAGAAAATTGAATTAAGCGGCAGTGGTGAACCCGGTATTTACTTTAGTAATGACAAAGACTGGGGTACAAACCCATGTTGTGAAATTGCTTTACGTCCTTATCAATTCTGTAACTTATGTGAAGTAAATGTTTCAAACATTGAATCACAAGAAGACTTAAACGAAAGAGTACGTGTAGGTGCTTTTATTGGTACATTACAAGCAGCATACACTGATTTCCATTATTTAAGAGACATTTGGCAGAAAACAACTGAAAGAGATGCTTTATTAGGTGTTGGTATGACAGGTATTGGGTCAGGTGTTATTTTAAACTATGATTTAAAGAAAGCAGCTGATTTAGCTAAAGAAGTAAACGCTGAAATAGCAGAAAAAATCGGTGTTAATAAAGCAGCTCGTGTAACTACAGTTAAACCATCAGGTACTAGCTCATTGGTATTAGGTACTGCAAGTGGTATTCACGCTTGGCACAATGATTACTACATTAGACGTATTCGTGTAGGTAAAAACGAAGCTATATACTCTTATTTAGCAGTTAACCACCCAGAATTAGTAGAAGATGATTTTTTCAAACCAACAATCCAAGCTGTGATTTCAGTACCTCAAAAGGCACCAGAAGGATCAATATTGAGAAATGAAAACGTTATTGATATGTTAGAGCGTGTTAAACGTTTTAATACACAATGGGTTAAAAAAGGACACCGTAAAGGTGCTAACACAAACAACGTATCAGCTACTGTATCAATTCAAGAAGGTGAATGGGAACAAGTAGGACAGTGGATGTGGACTAATAAAGAAACATTTAACGGCTTATCAGTATTACCTTATTTTGGAGGTACATACACTCAAGCACCATTCGAAGATATTACTAAAGAACAATTTGAAGAAATGGCTCAACACCTACATTCAATTGACTTAAGTAAAGTAGTAGAATTTAGTGATGAAACAGCATTAATGGA